TATCATCATCGCGCTGGTAGTCATAGCCCTGCTGCACCATGTTGGTGATAAGGGATGCAAGCCCGGGGATCTCCGCCAGAACCGGGTAAACACGCGCTTCCATCCATTCATCCAGCTCCGAATCAGGCACCTGGGCAGGAAGAAAGACTTCTACATGAAGAGTGGCCTGCCAGACATCGGCATCCAGTTCTTCCCCGGTGTACTCCGCGTCGGTGAGATAAACGGCGACGGCCGGGAAATCTCCCTCTTCGAGCACTGCTGGCCTGCCGTCAAAATAAATGGCGTCAGTACCCATCGCGCTTTCGAGCGCGTCAAGAATCAACTGTCGGATATCACTGTGCTTCATTTTGTCAGAATCAACCTGAGTTGGTTTGTAAGGGATGCCCGGAGCTCTTTGGGCATATCCGAGTCCATGAGCTTCGGCAGCTCAGCTTTAAATGCCGTGGTTAAAGGGGCTGCCAGAGGAATGCTGACCACTTCGATCGGATAACGGGGCTTTGCTGTTCGCCTCATGACGTGCCAGCGACCGTTTTTAAGCTGCTGAATGAATCCGCCCGGGAAACGGAACGGTCCTATGCGCAGCACGCTGTTGGCCCCTTTCTTATCCCGTTTTCTGCGGGAAAGGCGCACGCTGGCGGTACCCAGTTTTATGGCCGGTAAATTGCCACGGTTTACACGGATAAGCGCGCGGGGTTTATTAACCGTCGCACGTCTCAGCCTGGCGCGTTGCTTTACCAGTTTTCGCGGGACCCGGGTATCTTTCGACACGACTGCCACGCTGCGGCTGACGGCCCGGTTTGCCACGCGGTTAACGGCCTGTGCCGACGCTCGCGGGACGGCCGTTTTGCTGATGCTGTTGAGGTTCTCTATCGCCTGCTCAAGGCCTTTAATGGACATGCAGCCTCCTTAACGACGGCGGGTACCGGCGGGCGGGCTCCCGTTACCCAGCCAGATATGGCAGGATCCACAATCGTCAGGGCCAATTCGCTCAACCCAGAAAGCCCGCCCGTTAATCATCAGGGTGTCCATGCGTTCCAGCTGCTGAACAGTGGCGGTTTCCACAAACAGGGTCGGACTGGTACCTTCAACCCGAATCCCCACACCGGCATAACCAATATTCTCCGGATCATCGAAAACGCCCATCAGGGTGACACCTGACAAAGCGCCTGACATCACCTTTGCCTCTGCGCCCATCACACTGCGGATAGCGCCATCCGCTCGCGACATGGCCTCGTCAAAGAGATTATCGAAAACAGCCATGCGGTCCCCTTCAGACTTCTCTGGCCAGCCCCTTTGCGATCAGCTCGTCTGCATCCTGTTCGGATACGCGAATGATCACACCGGGCTCAGCGATGGAGACCGGTTCGTTACGCATGGCATGCAGCGCGTCAATATGCAGGGTTGCCAGCGTTTCTACTGTTATCCGGTCATCGGTTGTGGTCGCTTTCTTTTTTTCTTTCGCCGCGTCAGCAATATCACCGTCGGTGCTGCCGGTGCTGCCGGTGCTGCCGGTGCTGCCGGTGCTGCCGGAAGCATTCTCCTCTCCATTTTCACCGTCAACCGAACCGGCATCTCCATCCAGCTCCTCTTCAAGCTCAGCAATACGCATCGACAGCTCCTGGATGGTGCCGCTGGTATTTACGTCACGGCCAAGCATTTTGCCCAGCTCTTTCAGCCGGGCGATGAGTGTCTCTTTTTCAGTCATGGAAGCTACTCCGAAAAATTGGCCCCGAAGGGCCACCGGGTGGAAGTTACGCGAGTTTGACGGACACAAACTCGTCCGCGTCTGCCAGCAGCATCAGCGGCGCGGACTGGATCATGGTGAATTCACGGGCCGGGTCACCGGTCTGCACCCAGTTTTTTGGATAGCGAGCAGAGGCGTTAATGCCCTCGCGCTGCGCGTCCACATCCTGGATACAGCCATAGGTCCGCAGACCGCGCGCCTGTGTGTTACCCAGTACCATGGTGTTATCCGGCAGGTAATTCTTCTGCACACCCCCTTCAACGTACTGACCGGCATACACGACAATTGCCACATCGCCATACATACCCTTGTAGGAAACCGCCTGACCGAGATCCTTGAGTGCGGTTTCCAGCTCAGAGTTAGAGCCGCGGCGGGTATCCAGCTTGTCTTTGACGGCCTTGAAGGAGCGGAACAGTGACCAGCCCTTTGGATCGAACACGATGATGTTGACCACGCCACTGGCATTCACCGCATACGTCTCGATGTCATCGGTCGGATCATAGGTTTCTTTGTCCCGGGCGGACCAGGCCGCAGCACCCGCCTGAACAATGTTGTTTCTGGCGCTGCGTTGCATATCCACCTCCACCGGCTCAAACGCCTCCCCGGTCATGGTATATTTACCGCTGAGCACGGCGGATACGGCCTGCATTTCTTCTACCTGTGCAATCGCCAGCTCTTCATCTTTCATGTTCTGCAGAATGATGCGGCGGCGGCGATAGGCAGGATCAGCCAGGTTCTGTGGATCTTCATCCGGCAGGCGACGCAGGGTCATCTGCGGGTTTACTTCATGCTTGGGCTACATGAGTCAAGCGTGAAAGGATGTGAATGATTTTATGGAATAAAAATGCTTCAATGAGAGCATGAAACCGCTTGATGCAATACACGCTGCAATACAGCGGGTTACGATAAGAAAAAAATGAGTAGTAGATATGGTGAATAGCAAGCAAGGGGGTTGAATGAAATCTATTCTCGATGAACTCACAACAGACATTGAGCGGGCTGAAAGCTTACAAAACCAGCTGATTGACATAGCCACAGGGGGCGCAGCCTTCTCCTATGAATATCAGGAATTAAGGCGATTTTTCATTGACTCTGCTTTGTATAAAGATCTTCTCCCATCCTTTGTAAAGACCAATCGCAATCCTGACCAGTTTTGGCAATTTATTAAGTTCAAATTTGGAACATACGCTGAGAGAAAGAAATACATTTGGGATGAATTTCAAGGACTCATGGATTATCTCGAAGGGAAGAATAAAGCCCCAGCCGATGAAGATATTTCTGATGTATTAAGAAAGTTTGATGAAGATGGTGTTCATTCCGTATGGACTAAAGCACTTGAACGTCGACACACAGACCCTGACGGTGCAATTACCTCAGCCAGGACGCTACTGGAGACAGTCTGTAAACATATTCTTGATGATATGGGCATTAGTTATAACAATAAAAACATTGAGATGTCAGAGTTATATAAGCTTGTTTCTTCGGAGTTGAATCTATCTAGCGAACAACATACCGAAACCATATTCAAACAAATTCTAGGGGGTTGTTCTGCTGTTGTTAATGGTTTAGGCACACTTAGAAATAGACTTGGTGATGCTCATGGCAAAAACCGCGCTGCAGTTCGCCCCTCACCCAGACATGCTGAACTAGCCGTAAACCTTGCAGGTTCGATGGCATTGTTTCTAATAAGCACATGGCTTATCCGAAAAGATAAAAAATAGATTGGAATAGACACTTATAGATCTAAAGTAGCAGACCCGGCTTTTCCATTTGATAATTGAAATATTCATCTGCTGGCGTTGCCGTTCACTGGTAGCCAGCGATTGAAAAATCTGGTTACGCTGTAGCAGCTTAGCTGTCCAATTCACCTCGTGGCCATGCTTGCTTACCATCTCGATTATTACGGTCAAAAAGCCACTGTAAAACTAACAATATTTAGCAATACGGCTATTAACGGCGGGTAAGTTAAATATTCACGTGAATATTTAACGTGCTGTTACGTTATGCTTCCGAATTAACGACTGGGTTGTTCTGGTTTCTTCCAATGAAACGGTGGAGAAGCCCCACGCAGACTACGCCGTTTCTGGGCTGTCAGAGTTGACGCTATGTTAGTACGGAACTTCAACCTGTCATAGCCGTTTAGTTCTTCCCCCTGCAGAGGGGCAATTTCTGTAAGCACCGCCTCGATAGTTTAATGCTTCATGAGTTTCGCTCATTATATTCTGTCAGTAAATCCGGAATGATGTCATCCAGTCCCGCAGCTTTGTTCATGACCTTGATGACGTTCTGCCGGATAAAATCGATGTGCCGGTTCTCCAGCTCGGGAAAACGGCGGCTGACCGAAAGCGGGATGCTGTCCATGATAGAGGCTATTTCACCTGCAATCCGGGATAACACAAACGTACAAAAAGCGGTATCGATTACCTCGCCGGATTCCCGGGCATTCTTCAGTTCCTGTGCATCCGCCTGGGCATTTGTGAGACGTATTCTTGCCCTGAGCAGTTCGGCATCATCAACATCATCGCCCTGCGAAATCAGTTTGCCTAATTCATTATCCAGTCGGTTACGCAGGACACTGGCGACATCATAGAGCGCCTCCCGCCCGGCACGCTGAACGGGTTCGACTCCCCATTTATCGAAAGCAGTCACACCGACCTTACAGCTTTTAGCCATGTTCTTCTTATTCAGCAGATGCTGGGTCATTTTTACCTCTGTATTGTTTTTTGAATGTTCAGGTGGGTGTATTGCATTAAATAAAACAAATAAAATCATTTAGATATGACAAACAACAACACCACCACCAGCAACTCAGAAAATCTCATAAATAGCGTGAATCTGCGAGGTCGCCGCCCCGTAGCAGGCCGGATCGCCCGAAAGGACCCGCGCACTGCTGGCGGGTCTTCCGGGCTCGTCCTGTCAGCCGATCAGCTGGCTTTTCCCGGCCCGCGCCTGACGGCGTACCCGTTCAGCTTTGAGGCATAGCGCGGTGTCAGGACTGGCAGGAACGGGCACCTGACAGGTTTCAGAGCTGCGGGGAATGTTGTTGATCCACTCCACTACCTCGCTCAGATACCAGGCTTTACGGCCCTCAGTGACCTGCACACGAACCGGGAATTCACCACGTGCT